TTATTTGCTCCCGCCAAGAGCTGCACAGGCATCCGGCGTGGTGCCGGTTTTCAGGCCTGCCCAGCAGGTTTCGAATGAAAGAAAATCTGTCTGGAGTGCATTCACACCTGTCTGGGTGATGCTGCTGCCGTTCTCAATGGAGGTTTCCAGAGACGCAATTTCATTGAACACGGTCTGGCTTGCCCGCTTGGCAATGTCCTTCTGCGTATCCGTCAGGGCGATGCCTGGCACGTTGCCTTTAATGGCATCAGGAATCGGCTGCGCCAGAACGTGGTAGGAACTGTCCACATCGAAAACAGTCTGGTTCAGCTTGGCCTGCGGGGTTGCGCCACAGGCAGCCAGAAGGGGCAGCAGCCCCAATGCGAGGAATGCTTTTTTCATTTCGGATTGTCTTTCTCAGATGAAGATGAGAAGGCTAACTTTCAGTTAGCCTTTGGCTCTGATGGCGTGGCCGCTGCCTTTGTGCGCATCAGAATGGCTGCGTTGGCGGCTTGGCCCCAGTTGGCAGCGAAAACGTTCAGAACCCGGTAAATTGGCCACAGTTTGGAACCGGCAGGTGGTGCTGGGATCTGTGTTGCCACAAACCCCAGAATGGCTGCGGCGCTCAGGCCAATTTCCACCCAATGAGCATATGGCTGCGGCAGCTGCGTGAGAGCCAGCAGCAAGGTGCTGGCAATGCCACCCGCCTTTGCCGTTTGGACAAGGGCAGTTTTGGCTGTTGGTGCATCAGCCATGGCCAGCGCCACGCAGGCTCACGGGCAGCGCGTTGATATCTACGCGCTCGATGACGATGTTTTCTTCATTCAGCCGGAAGCCGCTTTGCCGCAGGCGCTGGGCCAAACGGTCGAACAGCAGATCTGCCAGGCAATCCAGTTCATGCCGGGACAGAGGATCTCGCTCACTCATGCGTTTTCCTTCACGCGGTCGATTGCTGCCGCGTTGAGTTGATCTGTGGAAGTAGGGGAGGGTGCAGGCGTTACCGGCTGCGGATCACAGGGATTAACCCCGCTCCAGAGCAACCATTCCGCATGGCGCCGTGCCGTAAGGCCCGGCACCGTAATCAGCTGGCCGTTGCGGTGCATGTGGTTCCACAGCAGAAGCTGATCACTGGCCGCGATATCGTGGCCCGCGTTCAGATCTTTCAGCAGTGTGGAACCTGCTAGCGCCGCTGTGCCCAGATTATATTGGAAATCCAGCAGCGCCCCTTCGCGGTTTGGCGAAAGCTGCGTGCGTACCAACTGACGCAGCTTTACCCGCAGGCCCGCCAACGTGAAAACCAACAGGGTTTCAGCCTGCTTCTGCGTAATGGGCGCGGTTTTGGCAGTTACGGCGGCCCCGTTGGCCAAGGCACGATTGCCATAACCAATAGACCAGTAACCCGCCGGGCAAACGTAAGGATGCAGGCGCAGGCCCTCGAACTTACGGCACAGGCATGCCGCCAGCTGGATGGAATCATTCATCTGTTTTTCCGGATACAAAAAAGGCCGCTCAATGGCGGCCAGAAAGGTGCGAAACAGGGAAGGCTTTGCCGAAAAGTAGGTTTTCGGCGAATGCGGCAATTCAGCTAGGGATGGCTAAAAAGGTGGTAAAGAGCCGCGGCCAGCGTTGCGATGCCGGTAGGCCCCAGCATGCTGGCAACCCACATGGTCAGGCGCGTGGCGCCAGCGCGTTCGGCATCATCAATCGCCATCTTGTCGATCTTGGATAAAATCAGCGTATCCCGCTTTTCCAGCGCATCCGTGCGTGCCGCCAGGGCAACGCGGGCATCGCGCTCTTCTCGCTGATCCTTTTTCACCTCACTGAGATCCCCTTGCATGGTGTCGAGCTTCGCCAGGACGGTGCGCAGATCTGCACCATCGTTTTCTGCTGTGGGCATAATGTGTCCTGATATAAAAAAAGCGGCCTACAGCCGCTCGGTAATGGTGAAGCTGGTCTGCTGCCGCAGGGCAGCGCCATAGGGGTTGCTCAGATCACCGCGCTGGATGCGTCCAAACAGGCTGCGCAGGTTCAGCGTGGGGGCATCGGCATCCGGATCAGGCACAAACAGCACATTAGCGCCAGATGCGCCCAGCAGCAGGATCTGCTCCAGCACCGGCACATCTGCCAGATCCAGCGATTCGTGATCCACCACAGCCTTGCGCCGCATCCATGCCGGCGTGACAAACTCGGCCCCACTCATGCCGGTATTCACCGTCACGGAACTGTCCAGCCCGGTGGTGCTCTTGGTGCTCATGTTGCGCACCGGCTGCCACACCGGCCCGATATAGGCCAGAGACAGGGAAATATAGCTTTCCGATACACTGCCATTGCTGGTGACGGTGATCTTGACCGTATCGGCCTGAATGTCCTGCGGCGCCACATGCACCATCTGCACCGGGCCAACACCGCCCAGCGTGGCAAAGCTGCCAGAGGCGGAATACACCGTATTGCCACCAGAACTGGCTGTCAGCTGCCATGTTGCGGCTTGGCCAAGGTTCGTGCGCCCCACAAAGAAGGCCCGCATGGTCTGGGCACCATTCCATTGCGCCTGAAACCATGCGGTTCTGTTGCTATCCCCAACAGACCAGAACGCCGCCGTGGTGTTGCCCTGGTCTGTGGCCAGCTGATTGGGCGAGAAATTCTTGGCGACTGAAAAGCCTGCATAGAATGAAGCCGAACCGCTCAGGCTGGCAGTCTTGATCAGATTGTTCAGGCCGAAAGCACAATTCTGCATCAGACCAGCACCGTCAGCACACACTGGCCTGCACTGGAGCCGCGCCAGCTTTCCCCCACAACCAGACCGCCCAGACCATCGCGCAGGCCGTCCACATTGGCAAACAGCACAATCTCGTCCCCCATTTCAAAATCAAACAGGCGTTCAAACGGCAGCGTGACGTAAAACACGCGCCGGTCTGCCACCGTCCACAGGTTGCTGATGACATCCGCCACCACCTGCGCCCCGGCCTGCGTGCGCAGGCTTGTCAGCACTTCGGGCGGGCTGACCACTTCCACTGTTGGGCTATCCGTGCCCACAGTGACAGCACTGCGCTGCGTGCGCAGGGTGGACAGTTCCGCCTTCGGGCTGAGCGTGCTGGTGCTCATCACCGTGTAATTGCGGCTATAGGTGCAACGCCCGCAGGTGAGAGGCAGCGCCAGTTCGGACGGCAGATCTGTTTCCTTGATGTCAATCACCTCATCAGGCAGCACCGCCAGCTTTTCCCATTGTTGCGGCACCAGCTGCAAAAAACTGTCTGTAATGCCGATCAGCTTCAGCGTGCCGTCCCGCGCAACAGCCAGCTTGCGCATGGTGCCCTGCAACAGGGCGGTGATCATGTCATTCCCGGTATAGCTGTCAGAGCCATCCCAGAACGCGCCGGCCGCATTATCCACCTTGCCGAACGGATCCGCCCATGTGCTGGAAATGGATGCCGCCGGAATGCCGATATCCTGCACCAGCACCTGCCGCACGATATCCGGCAGGCTGGAAACATACGTGCCATCAGGCATCACGCCAGTGGCCCAGCAGGTAATGGCATAAACCGGCGTGCCACCCAGCCGGAAAAACGCGCCCCGGCTGGAGCTTTCCACCACATAGGTGCCAGCGGCCGGATCTGCGGTGGTGATATCACTGACCATGCCGGCATATGACCAGCTGCCATCTGTGGATGTGGCAGACCAACTGCCCAGCACACCGCCTTCCAGCACGGTCAGATCCGGCTGTGTGCCCTGCGTGCCCATCCAGAATGGCCCATCAGACACCTGATAGATCTGATTGACGCTATCCACACAGACCGGCGTGATATTGAAGGCATAACCGCGCAGGCGCGGCTTTACCCGGCCTGTCAGGTCTGATCCACCTTCCACGCCGCCAGTGCCAGCATAGGTTGCCAGTGGCAACTGGCGCGAGAGCACGGCAGGCCCCGAAAGCGTGAGAGTGCCTTGCGTGGCTCCGGTGCGCCATGCGGTGGCGGATCCGGTAAACAGAGGCTGGCACGCAGAGAGTGCAGGATCTGACCACCAGCCGCGTGCCATGTCATAGTTGCGCAGGCCGGTCAGGATGGACAGATCTCCGGTATGGTTGCGCACGTTCATGCTATCCGCCACACCATCGGACAGATTGACCGTAAGCTGTCCGAACGATTGCGTCATGCTGCTACCGGAAATTGAAATATCCAGTTCCCTGTCCACATCAGGAAGGCTGGCCAGAATGGGCGGATATTTCGTGCCGGTGGCAACATCCACATACCCGCCAGAAGACAGGCATGTGGTTGCGCACGTTCATGCTATCGGCCACACCATCGGACAGATTGACCGTAAGCTGACCGAACGATTGCGTCATGCTGCTACCGGAAATTGAAATATCCAGTTCCCTGTCCACGTCAGGAAGGCTGGCCAGAATGGGCGGATATTTCGTGCCGGTGGCAACATCCACATACCCGCCAGACGATAGGGATGTGGTCATGCGGGAAGCCGCAGGCCCGAAGGCCAGCGTTCCCAGAAAACAGCGTTGCTGCATTGTGGTGATGTCCCGTTAGGCTGCGGAAGATTTTTCCGCCTGAAAGCGTGTTTCTTGCAGCTGTGCCACAGCCGTTTTGAGAAGATCCTGCAAAAGCGATGCCAGTGTTTCCGTCTGATTAGATTGGCCTTGCTGGATCTTATTCAGCACATCGGCCTGCACCTTGGTCAGATCCATGCCACCCAGCGCCTTGACGATGGTTTGCACCATATTGAAATCAGACACATAGGCTGCCCCGCCACCATTGTATTTCTGGGACAGAGGCAGGAAGGTTTGCATGTCAGTCTGGAGCGCAGACAGGGCATCATAATTCCCACCCAGAGCAGCCTGATAATCCGTATGCAGATTATCATTAGCCGCCTTGTACTGATCCGCCACCGATAATGGCGAAGCGTCTGATGTGGTCAGTCCTTTTTCATAGGTGTCCAGACTGTCAAAAACAGATTGTAGCTTCTCATTTGCTTCAGACTGATATTCTTCCTGCTTCTCCAGAGCCTTTTCCTGATACTCCTGCTGGATCTGCAACCGCTCGGCATTCTGGGTTTTCTCCAGATCTGCAAGCTGCTGCTGGTAGGTAACGTTATCGGCAAAGTTATCACCCAGGAAGCTGCGCCAGTTATCCTGTAGCTGCTGGATTTCCTGCGCGCCACTCACCTGCTGATTGAGCAGATCTGCGCCTTCCTGATCACCCGTGGCAGACAGATAACGCGCCTGCACGGACTGGTCAGATTGCGAAAGCGTGGTTTGCTCATTGGCAATCATGGCAGCAGCAATGGCATTGCCCTTATCAAGCAATGCCTGTGCATCCAGACCATAGGATGCTGCCGTGTTGGCAGCGTCCTGATATTTGGCCTTAAGATCATCAACCTGCTGCATCAGGCTTTCGGAACCGGATGCCGTAACATCCAGAAGCCCTGGCATTGTGGTACCAACAAACTCCTCAATGGCCTCAAACTTGCTTTGCAGGTCATCTACGGAATAGGTGCCACCATCCAGCGTTGAAAGAGCCTTGGCCATATCCCCGGTGTAGCCGTTGAAATGATCAACGGTCACATGGGTGCTGTCATCAAACTTTGAAACAGACACTTTCATGCTGTCCAGCGCATCCGCCAGGGTTTTCAGGCTTTCCAGATCCTGCGTGAACGTGTCCACGCTATCGAAACTGGTCGGCATGAGCTGCTTCAGCTCCTGCTGCATGGTGGCGTCTGAACTGGTCAAATCCAGATCAGGCAGCAGATCTGTCAGGCTGTAGGTTTTGGACTTCTTGCCCTTCTTAGACCAGCCAACCTTGCCGATGGTATCCGTGTTTGTGGCGGAAACCCCAGTATATCCAAACACATTGTTGATGTTGTCCAGATCACTCTGCAGGCCGGACGCCACGTTATCATTGCCGTGAATATGCTTGTACACATGGCCGCTGATATCCAGCATCCCATCGCTGCCTACGGAAACATACTGATAATCCTTCTTCCTTTTGGCAAACAGCTGCGACAGAAGGTTATAGGCCATATCACCAATGCCGAAGGCCGCGCCTGCCATACCCATATAGCTACCGATGGAAGAAACAGCACTGCCAACACTGCTGAAGATTCCGCTGCCATTCGCCGCCTTGCCAGAAAACAGGTTTTCCAGCGCGGAAGATGAGCCAACTGATGAGAGCATTCCCACATTTGCAGTAGGTGCCCAGTCAGAAGCAGGCATGGTATTTTCTGATATTGAATTGCGATATGCCTGTTGCTGTCCGATTGACAACCCAGAGAGATTACCCAAAGCGCCCAATGAACTGCTTTTATCATCAGCAGAGAACAGGCTGCCGATATCCCCCAGTGTAGTGCGGGACTGACCATCTATGCTGTTCAGTAGTGGATTAACCAATGCCAACCGCGCAACTGTGCTAGCTACCGATGCTTCCACTCCCTGCAGCATGCTTTTGAAAGACATTCCCGCCGATGTGCCTTGCACAAAGCCCTGCACAACACCATCGGAGAGTTGATCTGTCATATCGCTGATGGAGCCAGTGAAGTCATCCATCACCTGCTGTGCATGCTGGTATTCTGCCGTAGCATCAGAAAGGGCATCTGTACTGGCCAGCAGCTTCTGGGAATATTCATCCGTTAATGATCGGCCCTCCCTATAAAGCTGTTGCTCTACCTCCATATGGGCAATCAGTTTCTGGCGTGCATCATCATTGGAGCCAATCAGGGATGTTTCAGTTTGCAAGATAGCAACCTGATCATTGTTCTGATTGGTCTGCCCAATCATCTGGGTGTTCTGCTGGGCAACCGTCAGGGCCTTGGCGGCACTGATGCGCTCCTGCATGGCCTGCACAAACTGCGGCGTGCCTTTCTGGAAGCTGTTTTCTGCATCCGTATAGGCAGACACATAAGAAGCTGCATCCTGTGCAGACATGCTGCCGTCTGCATACGCCGCATTGGCCTTATCCAGCGCCTGCGTTTGATCTGACATGGCAGACGTGCTGGCATGCCACGCATCAGCCAGAATGGGCGGATATTTCGTGCCGGTGGCAACATCCACATACCCGCCAGAAGACAGGCATGTGGTCGTGCGGGAAGCCGCAGGCCCGAAGACCAGCGTTCCCAAAAAACAGCGTTGCTGCATTGTGGTGAGATCCCGTTACGATGCGGCTTTAAGTTTCTGGAACCGTGCTTCAGAAGCCAGCTTGTCTATGGTTTGCTGGATCTGTTGCAGGATGCTGGCCAGCGTTGTCGTCTGATCCTGTGCAATCTGGCGCATGCTATCAGCCGTCAGGGCATCCGTGTTCATGCTGCCCAGGGATTTCAGCATGGTCAGCACGGCCTGATAGTCCTCCACATACGCGGCTCCTCCCCCGTTATATTTCTGGGACAAGGACAGATATGTCTGCATATCGGTCTGTAGGGATGCCAGAGCCGTGCTGTTGCCACCCATGGCCGCCTGGTAATCCGTATGCAGATTATCGTTAGCGGCCTTGTACTGATCCTCAACAGACAATGGCGAGACATCAGACGTATTCAGCCCTTTTGCGTAGGACAGAAGATTGCTGAACACGCTGGAAACCTGCTCGCTGGCCTGATCCTGATATTCTTTCTGCTTCTCTAAAGCCTTTTCCTGATACTCGGTTTGTATCTGAAGACGCTCAGCAGCCTGTGTCTTTTCAAGATCTGCCAGCTGCTGCTGATAGGTCACATTGTCCACATAGTTATCACCCAGGAATCCGCGCCAGTTTTCCTGCAGCTGCTGCACTTCCTGCGCGGCGGATACCTGCTGATTGAGCAGATCTGCGCCTTCCTGATCACCCGTGGCAGACAGATAACGCGCCTGCACGGACTGATCAGATTGCGAAAGCGTGGTCTGCTCATTGGCAATCATCATGGCGGCAATGGCATTGCCCTTATCCAACAGCGCCTGGGCATCCAGACCGTAGGATGCTGCCGTGTTGGCGGCATCCTGGTATTTCTGCTTCAGATCATCCACCTGCTGCATCAGGCTTTCGGAACCCGTGGCCGTGACATTCAGCAGCCCCGGCATTGTGGTGCCCACAAATTCCTCAATGGCATGAAACTGGCTTTGCAGATCATCAACACTCAGCGTTTTTCCATCCAGAGTGGAAAGCGCCTTGGCCATGTCGCCCATGTAGCCGGTGAAATGATCCACCGTAACATGGCTGGAATCATCAAACTTTGAGACAGACACTTTCATGCTGTCCAAAGTGTCTGCAAGGCTTTTCAGGCTTTCCAGATCCTGCGTGAACGTGTCCACGCTATCGAAGCTGGACGGCATAAGCTGCTTCAGCTCCTGCTGCATGGTGGCGTCTGAACTGGTCAAATCCAGATCAGGCAGCAGATCTGTCAGGCTGTAGGTTTTGGACTTCTTGCCCTTCTTAGACCAGCCAACCTTGCCGATGGTATCCGTGTTTGTGGCGGAAACCCCGGTATATCCGAACACATTGTTGATGCTGTCCAGATCACTCTGCAGGCCGGGCTCCACATTATCATTGCCATGAATATGCTTGTACACATGGCCGCTGATATCCAGCATCCCATCGCTGCCTACGGAAACATACTGATAATCCTTCTTCCTTTTGGCAAACAGCTGCGACAGAAGGTTATAGGCCATATCACCAATACCGAAGGCCGCGCCTGCCATACCCATATAGCTACCGATGGAAGAAACAGCACTGCCAACACTGCTGAAGATTCCGCTGCCATTCGCCGCCTTGCCAGAAAACAGGTTTTCCAGCGCGGAAGATGAGCCAACTGATGAGAGCATTCCCACATTTGCAGTAGGTGCCCAGTCAGAAGCAGGCATGGTATTTTCTGATATTGAATTGCGATATGCCTGTTGCTGTCCGATTGACAACCCAGAGAGATTACCCAAAGCGCCCAATGAACTGCTTTTATCATCAGCAGAGAACAGGCTGCCGATATCCCCCAGTGTAGTGCGGGACTGACCATCTATGCTGTTCAGTAGTGGATTAACCAATGCCAACCGCGCAACTGTGCTAGCTACCGATGCTTCCACTCCCTGCAGCATGCTTTTGAAAGACATTCCCGCCGATGTGCCTTGCACAAAGCCCTGCACAACACCATCGGAGAGTTGATCTGTCATATCGCTGATGGAGCCAGTGAAGTCATCCATCACCTGCTGTGCATGCTGGTATTCTGCCGTAGCATCAGAAAGGGCATCTGTACTGGCCAGCAGCTTCTGGGAATATTCATCCGTTAATGATCGGCCCTCCCTATAAAGCTGTTGCTCTACCTCCATATGGGCAATCAGTTTCTGGCGTGCATCATCATTGGAGCCAATCAGGGATGTTTCAGTTTGCAAGATAGCAACCTGATCATTGTTCTGATTGGTCTGCCCAATCATCTGGGTGTTCTGCTGGGCAACCGTCAGGGCCTTGGCGGCACTGATGCGCTCCTGCATGGCCTGCACAAACTGCGGCGTGCCTTTCTGGAAGCTGTTTTCTGCATCCGTATAGGCAGACACATAAGAAGCTGCATCCTGTGCAGACATGCTGCCGTCTGCATACGCCGCATTGGCCTTATCCAGCGCCTGCGTTTGATCTGACATGGCAGACGTGCTGGCATGCCACGCATCAGCCAGAATGGATTGCTCACGCGCCTGCGCTGCCAATATCTGAGCTGCAGACGCATGCGCCCCATTCAACGAAAGCTGTGCTTGATCCACTTCCTGCGCCACGCTGACCATCTGCCGGTCATAACCCGTTAAGGCAGATGCACTTTGCGCGGCCAACGTTTGCGAATGATCCACTTCCTGCAAGGGATCACGCAGATTGGCGAGAGAGGCCTTGGTGCTGTCAATCTGGGCATTGATGATTTTGGTTTGGCTCGCCCATTGCTCATCGCTGATTTTGTTAGCTTGATGCTGTTTATTCAGATTGCTCAGAGCAGTGTATTCGCCCTGCAATGAGCGGGTTAAATCATCCTGCTGCCCAGCAACGCTTGGATCACCCTTTGATACCTGAGACGAAACAGACTGATCCATCCGGGCACTTTCAACAGCACCGTATGCATTTCCACCCGTAACCTTGGTGACATAATCAGACGTTTCCTTGGGGATAGTTGTGCGCTTGCCGCTGATATATTCATCCAGCGCCGTTTCACCCCAATTATAGGCCATCGCCACAAGGTTCTTGTTATGGCCGTATTTGTCATACAGATGCACCAGATATTCCGCACTGGCAGAAACATTGCCGTGCAGATCTGTCAGATCATTTCCGGCCGCGTTGCTTTGCTTCACCTGCATGGCGCCAATGGCACCCGCACTGGAGCGCACCACCTGACCGTTCAGGTATTGGCCGGTGCTGCTTTCTGCAGGTGCTATGGCGTGCATCAAGCTGGTGAGATCACCATTCAGGTGCTGTTCCTGCGACACCTGGTCAATCATGCTCTGCACGGACTTGATGCCGCCATCTGCCTGCACATGCGCGGCAGATGTTGCCGGATTGCTGGGCATGGAGAACGTAGGATCTGCCGTGTTGCCCTGAGCCATCAGCTTTCGCAGGCTTTCGGGCATTAGGCTTTCGATCTTGCCTTCCAGCCAGCTAAAGCCGCTAGATGATCCGGATTTGATACTACTCCAAATGCTACTGATTTCATCAGGCAGTTTTTTAAGCTGCTTGACCAGATCATCCGTAGCTTTGATGCTCTCAGTTGCCATGGAGACAAACAGATCTCCAATGCTACGCGTCTCAGATGCCATGGCGCTGTAACCGCTGCCCATTTCATCCTTCAGGCTGCGCCAAGCCGCCTGAAATGGTGTCAGCCCCTGATCGGCAGCTCCATGAATGGCGCTTTCCAGCTTCTGGATCACTAGAGAAACGGCATCAGCCTGCTGGCCCATCTGCACCATATGCTGCACGCTCAGCACCAGCCCAGCGTTGAAGCCGGGCAGATGCTGATCTGCCAGCGCCTGCGCTTCCTTGGCCGGATCTTCCAGTGCTGCTGCCAGCGTCTTGGCGGCATCTGGTACCGTAGTGTTCATGACCGCAGCCAGATCTCGGCTGTCTGCTGTCAAACGCTGGATCTGGCTGGCATCCACCGTGGGAACAGCCGCGATAGTCTGCACCGTGCTGCGGCTGTCTGAGAGCGAGATATCATCATACTGGTCATGCAGCGCACGGGCGGCATTTTCAGCAGATGTGGCCATATCATTGTAATCGGCCCGCGTGGCACGCAAATGGGTGGAAAGCTGAGCAAGGCTTTCCTGTTCGCTTTCCGCATATTTACCCACGCCAAGAATGGCCGCACCCGCTGCACCCGCTGCAATGGCCAGACCGGCGGGGCCTGCCAGGCCGCTTGCTACTCGCGCCAGCGCACCATCCAGACCGCCCATCACCTGCACCATATTGGGCACCTGATAGAACGCGGCCTGCAATGGGCTGCCACCAGCCAGAACCTGATCGAAAAATTTATGGGTTTCGTCAGCAAGAATACCCATTTCGAATGAGGTCAGCTTGACCGCAGCTGCATTGCCGCCAAAAGCAGCTTTCTGGCGATTCAGGGCATCTGTTGCCTTATCGACATACGCATCACGCTCGGCCTGATCTATGATTTCGGCTTTTAATGCCGCGTCAGCTTCGGCAACCGCTTTTGCGTAATCCTGCTCTGCCGCAGCCAATGGTACCAGCTTGGCACGGGTAGCATCTGCACTGGCAAGCGCTGCCTCAAAATCTTCCTGCCGACTGTCTGCCTGCCCATATTCCGGTGTGCTGATGCCAGCCCATGTGTTGATTTTCTCCTGGGCACCGGCAGCAACAGATTCACGCTGCAAACGAAGCGCTTCCTGCTGAGCCTGCACGTTGGCGGCAATGGCATCTTTCTGCTTCTGATAGGATGCAGTGGCGCGATCCATAGCTGCGAGATATTCGCCAAGATCAATCACGCCACGCTTACGCGCATCGCTAGCAACAGCAATGGCGCTGGCGTAATCCCGCTCCGCCGCAGCTAACGGCACCAATTTGGCGCGCAGGTTATCGACTTCCTGAAACGCCTGAGTGACGTCTTCCAGTCTGGACGCACTGAGATCGTTACTGGGTAGAGTGATGCCCAGGCTGCTGTTGATGCTGTCCTGATGATTCTGTGCAATCTTTGCCATGGCCGTTGCGGATGCACCGCTCAGCTTGGCGTATTCTGTTGCAACTTCCTGTAACCCAGCCTTGTACACGTCTAGCGTTATCAGGTTTTTATCAAATTCCGCTCGCAATTCACGCAGAGCCATGGTTTGCGCCAGATCTGCGGCAGACATTTTATCAACAACGGCGGCTGCACTTGCGCCGCTTTCGGCCATCTGGCCAAAATCCGCAACTGTGGCAGCCTGCTCCAGACGCAGCTTGGCCAGACTAATTGCGGCATCATCCTGCGCTTTTTTATTAGCCTCCAGCAGGCGGCTAACATCTTCAGGGTTGGTGCTGCCATTTGCAACCGCAGCACGGCCACGAGCATCCAGCCGGTCATATTCGTTTTGCAGTAGGCGGATCTGCCGTTGCACTTTGGAAATGCTATCCCCAGCGCGGGCAGCTGCGGCCTGCCACGAAACATCAGCCTTGGTCGCATCCTGCGAAAGAGCATCGGCAAGACCGGTGGAAGCATCTTTTGCTTCCTTCATGCTGTCACGGAATGCCGAACTAATGCCGCCAGCTGCAGCAGAAGTATCGGCTACAGCATCCTGGACGCCAGACAGCGCGTTTTCTGTATTTTTCGCACCAGTCTGCACATCATGGCTGATCTGGGACACACCATCGCCCAAGTGACCGAGTGAGCTGGTGAGCTTGCCAGATCCTGCCGTGGCAACTTCTACCGTGCGCTGGATAGCCGTTTCAGCATTTCCCATGCCATTGACGAGTGCAGCACCAAGGCCTTCACCGCTGGCCGCTACGTCATCAATCTTGTCCTGAAGCCCTTGCATACGCGTACCAATAGCGTTGGCAGGTTCTGCAGTCTGATCATCTACCGTAACGCGGTTGATAACCTGATTGATGACAGTGGTGGCCTTAACCATTTTCTGACTCCGTCAGCACAAGAGCTGGATACGTCATGACCTGACCGGCAGCGCGATCTTTGCGATTGCTGCGGCGTGGTTTTCTGAGGCGTTCAAACCCATCAGCCTTTGACCAGGTGAGGCCGCTTTCAATCCCTTGTGCCTTCAGCACGTAGGGCAGCGACCCGCCGTGTGCATCCCGACCATCCGTGAGGTTTATGAACTTCCTGTTGAGTATGAGCGTGGGGAACTGGCGCATTGTGGCCTGTCTGACAGCTTCCACAATGCCTGGCGGCACACTGGTTTGCTGACCACCCGTATCAATCTTGCGGGCGTAGGGCATCGTGTTGACGATTTCTACAATGCTGCCTTTGGGAATGGTGACTGTATCACGCGTCCACCATCGGCCATTCACACGCACAGCCCATGCCTTACGGAATGCGCCAGTGCGGGCAGGGGAGCGCTTCTGACACTCTTCCAAGGCAAAAGCCACACCCTGCGCCAGATAGGAAAATACATAGCTGACAATGCCGTTATCCAGCCGCACATGCTCTTCCACATCGTTCATGCGGCCATCAACAAATGTGCTGAATACGGAAGAGGCAGCGCCAGTGGATATCTGGGCATCACGCAGATCACGGCATTCCTGTGCGACCACATCATGTAGGCTTTGCGATGCTAGCACATTGCGGGTGGCCAGATTGATCTGTTCCCGAATGACCTCTGCCATACGTGCCCGTGCCATGATGCTATCTTTTCCTGAATGTGTGCTGGAGATCTACCGTGATCTGCTGGTTGCGGATCTGGAGAAATGCCTGATCCATTGATTTGACGAGCTGGAACGTGAAGTCTGTTTCCGCCTCATTCAGCCGGCGCATCTGACACCAGCGCAGGATCTCGGCATCAGCCAGTGGCTGCGGATAGGAAGTGCCACGAATGGCACCCATACCCGCACCAAACACTTCCTGCCGATGCAGTCGTGTACCAGATACGCCATGCCAGCATCGCCAGGGCAGCATGTTGGCGGGCTCCGGATCAATTTTCCGCAGCCACGCATCACATGCTTCCCAATCTTGCGCTGGTGGTGGCAACACGCCGCAGCGCCCTGCCACTGGCCCATCTACCAGATGCCAGCGCAGGGCGGAGATCAGTTTCCCTCAGCGGCCTGCAGCTGTTCTTTGGTCGCACGGCCTACAGAAGCCGCAGCCTGCAATGCCAGGGCAAGCAATGCCCGGTTTTCGCGGTGCGTGATCATTTCCTTGAAGGTGGCGATATCAATCGGGGTGCCATCATCGTTTTCCAGACCTTGCACATCAATCAGGCACTTTTCGCTCAGCGCCTGCGCCTGACACGCATCATCCATGGAAGGTGGCAGGTTGTTGGGATCTACCGGCACATCCGTTGCAGACAGGCCGGTGTTGTAACGGATGGCAGCCGCGCGGCGCAGAGCCCACAGACGGTCTGCATAATCTGCTGTCATGCCCTTGGTGATGATAGTGAACTGGTCTGTCACGCCAACGGTAACGGGTGTGCCCTCAGCGATTGCAGCAGCGTTGCGGGTAAATGCAGAAATTTTGGCCATTGTGTAAAACCCTGTGAGTTGTGGGTACGAATGAAAAAGGGCCGGACTATTATGCCGACCCTTTGCGAAACTGCTTTGGTGAAAAGGAACGATCAGGAGCCGGTAGGCGTAACGCCCGTCAGGCGCATGATGGCAAACGTGCCACCGCCCGTTGCCGGATTGCCTGCAATATCAAACGATGCCTTTACGGTCTGATTGGTTTGCGAACTGCTCACCTTGCCGTTCCGCAATGCCGCATTCAGGAAGATGAAGGCGTAACCGTTGCCTGCATCATCAACTGTTTTAACAATGATGGTGCCCTGTGTGCCTGCCAGCGCCGCGTTGTATTCATCCCAACTGCGGAAATAGAATTCGAGGCTCCCAGATGCAGTAAACTGCCCTGAACGTACGCCGCAGGCATCTGCGTGGCCCATGCCGTAATCATTGGCGGAGCCATCACGCGCCAGTGTGCAGGTAAACTGAGTCAGGCAGCCCTGTGGAGACTTTCCAAAAACGGTAGCGCCTAGGAAATTGTTGACCGAGTTATGCACCACGCCAGATGGCGCAGGCAGAACAGAAGCCGCAATATCCGTGGTGGACTGCACTTCATTCGCGCTGGTGGCATCAATGCTAACAGTACCAAACTGCGCCTGCTGCAACTGGAACTGCACCTGCGTAATCAGGCTGCCCCGATACATCAGGAACTGCCCAAGCAGTTTTTTGCGAATGGTAAACGTTTTATCCAGATTACCGTTCAACAGGCTGGGAATGAAATACGTGCTGTTTGCCCCAAGATGTATCGAGCCAGTGCCGGCCAATCCGTAGCACTGCTTCAATAGCGGGGCTGCGGAATTCAACACGCCGCTGCCAAAAACAAAAACCGCTGCATTGGGGACGGAAACGGTATCAATTTTGGTATATGGCACGCTGATCACAAAACCGCAGGATGGATCAGAAATGATCAGATTTCCTGTTGCAGGAAATTTTTTGGCGCTGGTCACGTCTGCTGTTTGCAAACAATCTACGCCATTCATAAATGTGCTATCAGAGGCATGCAGAACATCACCGCCTGGATTGCCCATTGAAACGGCATTGGCAGACCAATCAGCTCCCATGACGCCGGCAATCAGATCATCAAACGTGCCCGACGATAGCGCACCGGAAATGGTGCCGGATGCAGAAACCTGCGTGACGACATCCTGAGAAACTTCCTTGAGGGAATTGATTTCTTCCGGACGCCCGGTTGTCTCCGCACGAGAAAAACTTTCACCCGTAATGCGCAGCGCCTGATAATTTCCGGTAGGTGGCGTGGCGTAGGTGGATTCTAGCGCAAAATCCATGCGCGTATCATTGGTTTGCGCACCGGCGGCCAAACCTGCTGTGGCTCCAGTAAAAGCCATGATTACCTCAATAAAAAAGGCCACCCGAAGGCGGCCTGCGTTGAAAGAATGGAGATAGGATCAGCGTTAACTGGCAGGCGTTGCCGTGCTTTCTGTTCCGCTGGAGGCAGGTACTGCCTCAGTGCCTGATGCCGGTGCCGCTACAGGTTTCTCATCCACCGGCATCAGGCCGAGGCGGAAACCCATATACTGCGACATGGACAAACACAGATTGGACGCATCGCACAGCGTAGAAACAAGCTGCTGCCCGTCTTCCACCCACGGTTGATCTGTGCCGCCAACTTGCGCCAGAACCGTATATGTTTTGCCTTTTTCGGCATCCGTTACGGGCGAGAAATCCGGCAGGCCGCGCACTTCATGATACAGCCACGCGCCATAGCGCAGGCCTGCACCAACGGTGGGTTCAATTAATGCCAGAGCAGCAGTGGTGCTTTCGGCTTCTACAGCGGTGCTGGAAAGCTGAAACTTTCCAGAATTGGCGGCAGTTTCGATAAGAGGAAAGAATTTCATGGGGTTTGTTCCGTAATATTCTGCCAGCGGTAATCCACCATCAGCGTGGCGACATACCAGTTACCTGTCTGGGCAAGAAAAGAGGGTGGCGTGTAATTCTGGCCATCGTAAAACAGACCAGCGGGCCAGCGTTTATCTGGATCTGCCGGTTCAGTGCGGAAGGTCGCTTCAAACGCATTCATGATGGACAGCACGGTGGGCGTGTTCATCTTGCCCTGGGGGATCCAGAGCATGATACAGATCTGCCCGCTTTCCTGCGCCTGCCGATCACCCAATTCCAGACTTTCTATGCTGGCTGAAGCCAGATCCAGTGCTGCAAAGGCTTCCAGATTACTGGAAAAATCCCATGTCAGCGGATCTCCAATCGGCAGCCTCAGCTTTTCTGCCACGGCACTGGCGCGGGCGTAGGCATCATTCCAGACTATTTCCGAGGGCATTAGTCGCCTCCTGCTGCAATCAGCGTCCAGCCGCAGATGTTCGCCCCGTCATAAACGGGCGTGGCATCTGTCAGCGTGTAGGTTTTGGGGCCATCACGAAGTAGCATTGTGCCCGTGGCGTCACGTTGGCCGCATTCAGTTCATCCGCCAGCGTCTGGGCAATGAATGGCGCCTTGGGCATGCCGTCTGCCAGCTGTGATGATTGCGGCGGCGGTGCATATGCACGCAACGTGACCGGATTGCTGCCATCCCGTGCCGTGAGCACCATCTGGCGGCCTTTGGCTATGATCTGGCGGCGGCGGCGTTCTGTGCGGTAGCTCACCGGATACCGGCAGCACGATAACGAGCAAGCGCATCAGCTGCGGATTGCGGCATGCCAGCAAGCCCCGGCGCAGGTGTATTCCACGACGTGGAGCCAACACCCTGTTCTGATTCTGATTTCAGAAGAGGGTCACGACCGGATGAGTTCCAGATGCTACTGGCGACCAGACGCACGGCACGCTGAATATCAAGCGGCACAGACCAGGGATCCGAAGGCGTACCGTTCTTATCGCCAGGCGCAATATAACCAGCTGTGTAGGTGACAACATATTTGCCAGAGATCCACAGTGGCGCACCATTATCCGCAGGCCAGATAGTGCCTGAATTTGGTTCGACATTCAGGGCCGCAATCTGGTCTCCAGTTAGTAATGTGCCATTACTGGAGAAAGCATTGATCTGGATAAGCGGATAATTTTTCAGGACGAGCCCCAGCAACTTTTCGCCAGGAGGAATATCAAAAATATCCCGCCAGTCCGTCTGAAGGATTGGCCGACCGATATAAGCAACAGCCATGCTGGAGGCTTCCAGCAAAATGCTGGAAAGCCTTGTATCCTGCGTTGTGTCTGTAATGCCCATATCGGCCTTAAGATCCTCCAGTAGCGCCAAGGGCTTGAGGGCCGATGGCGCATTTACTGGAATGCTGCGCTGCACGGTCAGTTCTCCTTAGCCGCCCGCTGCTGGGGCATCTGCCGCAAAGGTGCCTTTGATCAAGGCTTCCGGACGATACACAGCCAATGCCAGACGCTCTTCCGCACGAATGGTAACCATGTTTTTCTGGAAGTTGTCGCTATCTTCTGTGGAGATGGCGACTGCCGCTTCTTCACGGTCAAACACCTGCGCCGCATACTGGAGCGCACCGGTCAGGAAGTTACCTGCAGCCATGGAAAGACTTTCCGCAACTGGCAATCCCCATAACGTGGGGGAGGCAAGACCTACCGGATTGGCAAACACATAGCGGCTCTGGGAATCCTTGGTCAGTTCAATGCTGGCCCAATCTGTAGGGTTAAGCACATGCCCAGTTGCTGGATATTCTGCCAAGGTTGCCTGAAGCATAGCCAGACGCAGCGTATCAATCATGGTGGCGCTTTCCACTTTGACGCCACTCGGCTGCGCATATCCAGTTGCCTGCGCCATCAGACCTTTCAGGTTTACACCTGTGCCGTCACCGTTCAGCAACTGATTATCTTCGCGCAGTTTCAGGCCGTAAATCAGCCGCCCGTTGATGTAGGATGCCAACATGGGCGCGTCTGCCAGAACCTGCACTGATGCCAGCACAAAATGCGCAATGGTGCGAACAGGCAGGTTTTCCAGGTCAAATGTGATATCGGACTTGGGCTTTGCCACACCGGGATTTTCCGCAACTTCTGCCGCATTGCTCGTGAAACCGGTTTCCTTCACGTAATCGATGGCGTTGGAGGATGTATTGCCGGGCATCAGCAGATCACGCACAACCAGCTTGCGCTGAGGTGGTGCCACAATACCAGCCACACGATCTGCCACAACAAGGCCCGTGCCAGATGTGCCTGCAACGGCAGAGGTGATGTTTTTCAGTTCAATGCGAGTACGCCCAGTCCATGCCCCGTTTTCTTGGAGGATGGATTTAACCTCTTCGGAATCAATCACGTACTGACCAACGCTTTTGGCTTCTGGCTGCTGATTGCCACCACCCCGGCGGCTGGCTTTCTGTTCCAGATCCGTCACACGGGCAGAAATGTCTGTCAGAGCAGTCAGCGCCTTGTCTGCACTGGCTTTGGTTTCATCCGTCACCTTGCCAAGGTTTTTCAGCTCGGCCTTGGAGGTTTCAGCAAACTTCTTGACCTCATCCGTGGCATCAGAAAGCTGCTTGATGGCGTTTTTGTATTCGTTTTCGTCAGACATCAGGTTTTTCCCATAAAAAAAGCCGCCTCAATGGGCGGCTGCGGGTGAATGAAAAGCGGTTTTGTCAGATCACAGACGAAAACCGGAAAGACCAGGTGGCACCAGAGAAGATCCGGGTTTGGGGGCTTCCTCGCCACGCACAGCGGCCATCAGGCCAGCCGTTACGGATTTCAGCTCCGGCAGCATGGGAATTTTCCCATCCTGCAACGCCTGCTTCATGCCTTCGGGCATGCGCTGGCCTGTCAGGGCTTCATAGGCATCCTGCAAATGCCCCAGAAGCTGCTGGCGTTCCTGTGCTGTGGGGGCATCATTCCCTTTCAGGGATTTCTGATAAATGCCCAGCGCGGCTTCCAACGCCTGCACGGCAACCGTTGGCTGCACTGTGGACTTGAAGGCATCCCCCCAGCGCCGCTTGAGATCCGTGACACGGGCCTGGGCATTGCTGGGGTCATCCACTAGGCTGACCTCATACAGATTGGCCTGTTTGATCTGGCGGCGCGGCCCTGTGGGCTGCGTCATTTTGACTGCGCCATCCTTGGGGATGCTGAAGCCAATGGACAGACCGCCCAGCGCACCATCCTTGACGCGCTCATACAGCAGTTTCCCGGCATCCGTGTTGGTGCCGGATATCTTGCCTTTGACGTGCAGGCCCTTGCTGTCTTCCGCCACGTCATTCCACACACCAGCAGGCACGCCGTCACCGCCGAAAAAGCCGTGCATGACGTGCATGGGTAGCACACGGCCCTGCGCCTTGCGCTCGGCAATGGATTTGGCAAACGCACCGGGCAGGATCACATCACCATGTGAATCCGTATTGCCGAAAACAGCGCCGTAACCTTCCACATGGCCAGTTTGACCGTCAGCACCGGCAATAGCCTTGTATTCGAATGGAACGGCGCAGACTTCCATGCCGTCAATCATCGTCTGGATCTCCTATTGTGCCATTTGGCTGTGGTGGAGGCGCAGGCGCAGATCCAGCAATGGGCTGCACATTTGGCAGCACTCCAGCCTTGCCCACATCCGTTAGCGGGATCATCTGTGCCTGTACGGTTGCGATATCACCGCCTGGAATTGGTGCCAGACCCTCCTTTTCACGGATCTCATTGCGGGTTTTGATCCCGTTCTGAACCTGCGCGGCTTCAAGCTGGGTACGTGCCTGACTATCTGCCCGCAGCAGCGCATCCACGTTGTGCTGGGCAAAATATGTTTCCTTTTCAGTAGGCAGCAGAAGGCAGCGCGTAATGGCTTGCTCTATACGCACCAGCCACGCCTGAAGCGTGTAGGTTAGAAACCACAGGTTCATTTGCTCCAGGCCGGATCCCCATGCGGTAGATTTGCTCATATGTCCGATCATGACCGGAGCGACACCAAACCAGCGGCAGAGTGTTTCCACGTTAAAGGCTCGCGTCTGAAGCAACTGCGCATCTTCTGGGTTCATGCCGATACTCTCGACAGTCCATCCACCCTCCAGAAGCGGCGTTTTGCCAGCATTTACGGCGCCCCGATATTCATTCAGGATTTCCTTGGCCCGCATCACCTTGGTATCGTCCAGCCAGTCAGGGCTTTTGATATAAGTCTGGCTCAACAGGCCATTTGCGAACATGCGCGAGGCAGTTTCTTCTGCTGCCATGGCGCTGCCCATCTGCTGGCGGCCTGCGCTGATGGGGGACATGCCCATCATGCCGTCCAGGCAATACCCCTTGATGTGCAGGATCTCGCTTTCTTCCAGCGTGAGTGTCTGCCCCTGATACGTGTAGGTGTAGATCAGCATGCCGCTGTCGCTATCCCGCGTGACGGTCATGCGGTCAGGCCGGAGAGGGTAGAGGGCAATCACGCGCTTTGTGCCAACATCGTTCCAGATCACCTGGGCAAACGCGTTTCCCCACAACATCAGGCAGGCAACCATGGCCGACCAGAATTCCATGCCGGTCATGTCTGAGTTGGGCGCATTGTAAAGAACACGATAGAGCGGATGATCCCGCGCTAGAGTGGAGGAATTACCATCCTCACTGCGCTGATAGAGCTTTAGCGGCATTGCTCCGATGGTGTCGGAGATCAGCCGCGTGCAGGCCCAGACCGTATCCAGCTGCATGGCCGTATCGACAGAGACCATTTTGCCGCTGTAGGTCGGGCCGCCCGCAAGAAATGTGCCTAGACGCAGATCTGTCAGATTCACGCCGGTGGCAATCAGGGATACGGCATTTGCTGCTTTGAACAGCCACCCCCTGATTTTTTTCCGTAATGTCATACTGACAGCAATCCTCTGCGCATGAAGCTATCCATTGTGGGCTTTGCTTGCGGGTTTTTGGACATAAGGGTCACCGCGTTCAGCAGTGACATAAGCGGGTCAATCTTGAGGTAACCAGAGCCTTGCTTGGTGATGATGATAGCGTTGCCACGCCCTTCGGCCTTGGCGTTGCTGACAGCCCACGCCATGATGCGCTGGCCAGCATGCAGCAACGTACGGTCTGCCAGCTTGCGCTCTGTGGTTTTGATAGCGCCGGAAAGCGTCCAGCCCTGCGCAACGCCGACAACGCGTGATCCTGAAATCCCACGGTCTGCCAACGCATCTACAACCAGACCAACGCCTTGCGGATCTAGCCCTACCATTGCCAACTTGCCGGATTTGTTGACGTATCCCAGTGCGTCAGCAATGCCTTCCACATCAAGCCCTGGCTCTTCTACCAGCACCAGATCACCTTGCTTGGCGAAATCCTCCAGCTGAGAGGCTTCTTTTTTGCGGATATCCAGAACGCACTGCATGACCCAGCTTTTCTGCCAGTGCAGCCACTGATCTGTGACGCTATCGCGCCCCAGCACAGAAAGTGACATCAGATCATCCAGACCGCCGCCATCAATGCCGCCGACAAGCACGTCAGATCTGCTGATGATTTCATCAAGCGTCAGATCTGGATCAGCCTGTTCTTCCCAATAATCAGCACCAGCCCAGCGGTCATTCCGTAAAGCAAGGCCGATTTCCACATTCAGATGCTGTGAGGCCCATTTGATCAGATCCTGAATGCCTTTGGCTCGGGATTTCTCAAATTCCTCTACCAGCCGCTCCAGTTTGAATGATCTACCAAGGTTGGGCAGCACCATGTGCCACAGGGATGGATTTTCCCACGGCGCTGCCTGCCCGGGTAACGTGGTAGCCTTCTGAATATCCTCTGGAAATTCATACAGAACGGGCAGCACATCGTTTGCTACGGGTATCAGCTGATCATCATCACCCTTGCGATAGGATTCCCCATCACGAATGGCACGCGCCTGGAGCAGATCATCACGGAACACCCCACGCGGCGGCTTTACGCTTTGCGTGGTGATGGTGATCAGGAATGCTTCTTCCTGACTGATCATGCCGCCGCGGATCTGGATCATCACATCCTCGGCTTCCGGCTTGATGGCAATCTGATGCTCTTCATCCACCAGAACGCCCGCAGGCTTCACGCCGGTCATAACGTTGGCGTCAAACGCCTTAATGCAGAGCGTGGCGCCCGTTGGCAGATACGTCAGAGTTTTGATGTGTGCCTGAAGCTTGAAGCGTTCACGCAGATCTTTGTTGAGGTTGACCATGCCCGCAGCCTGACGGAATGCCAGACCAGCAATGTCTTTGGTCGGAGCTACAATCAGAAATTCAGCATTAGGCCGCTCATTCAGAAGAATAGCGACCAGCATGAGTGCTGCACCCATCGTGGTTTTGCCGTTCTTTTTAGGAACGAGCAGAAAAACCTCACGGATCAGGCGCGTTTTTGTTTCTGGATCCAGAGAGCCAAACAGCATGGCCACGATATCGCGGAACCAATCGCCGCAGGCGTCACGCAGAAAGGGCGTGCCCAACACATCAGGGATACGCAGAGCGTCAAAATACGCCACAGCCCGTGCCGCCAGATCGGCATCAACTGGAGCGATATCGGGAAGGAGAGATTTCCCTGCGCGAATACGCTCCCGCCAATCTGGACGGCTGAGATTTAGCATTTAATGCCTCACAGGCGGTAAGCTGGAAAATGTAGCATCGTCTGACGACTGATCTTCTGGGAAGAAATCCCCTTGCCCCTCGTCTGTCCGGCGCGGCGCAGGTTTTGCGTGCTTGTATGGCGCCAGTTTGTCAGCAGCCATCAAACGCCATGAAGGAGGAGCCTTTGGATCCTGCAAAATGGCCTGCCAATAGATTACGGGCGTAAGCTTGGAATAATCTTCTATCAGCGGCCCTCTGTATTCTTCCTCAACCACCTTCTTCTTTCGGCCAGCACCAGGACGAGCGCCGCCGCGTGCCATTTGACCCTCCTTTGATTTCTTTGATTTTTTTCAAAAACGTTTGAAAATCTGCGCGTGAGACTGGCGCGGTTCAGGTGCCTTCGTCCGGCTAGACTTTTGACTACCCCCCACCCATATCGGAAATGCGAGAAAAACGGCAGAAAACTGCCATTTTCAGCGGGTGTGACGCGCCGCCATTCGGGCTGCGCGAGCGCGGGCAGTCTTTTTTGTGTGACAGGAGCCGCAAAGCAACTGGATGTTTGCTGGATCCAGCTTCGCGCCGCCGTCCTTAAGCTCAATGATGTGATCACCAAACAGACGCGTGTTTGTGCGACCGCAGGCCTGACAGACGGAACCGCGCATTTCAACAAGATGGCGCATGAGCTGTCGCCATTCTCGAGAAAGGTAGAATGGATCAGCCCGTTTGGGTGCGGTATGCGCAATGCGTGTATCGAAAACTGGCGGCCCGACAGTCACGCATTTGAGGCGTGGTGCCATTGTAGTGCTCCGGGCATAAAAAAAGGCCGCGTAGCCTGTTGGCTGCACGACCCCTGATCATGGTGTCTAAAAAACTGCATTTTGGCGAATTTGGCGAGTAAAAAATGCAGTTAGGTGTAATTTTTTTTCGTGATCTCAGCTACCGCCTTGTAAAAACAGCCTTTTACGGTTTCGTGACGCTTTCCCAAAACGCTGCCAATCTGCCTCCAGCTATAGCGATGCTGGCGTGAGAGCGGGTGGATCATCATCCAGAGCAGCACGACGCGGCGGTGACTGACATTGGAAATACCCTGCACCCAAGTGAACGCCTCATCCATGCGGGTAATGGCGGCAGCTGTTGGCATGGGTGGCCGGACTTCACTTTCTGCCGTGAGCGTCAGCAGATCATCCATGTCCATCAGCGTTTCGCCCCAGCCTTTGCCCCATCCAGCTGGACGGACACCGTGGGCTGGCAGGCAGGCCAGTGTGTATCCGGCCTCAAACAACCGATCTTCCACGGCTTGTGCCATTTCCTGCCCGCTTATGGGCTTGATGGCTTTCATTTCTAGCGAGGTTCCTGCGGTTCCCATGTGGTTCCCTTCTGGTTCCTTTTATTATTTATATATATCAATAGGTTAGAAAGAAAGGGAACTAAGGAACTAAGGGAACTGCTATTTTCTCTCACAATGGATTTGAGGCACGGAGAGCGTGCTTCTGTATAGGAGTGAAAAAACAGGTTCCCTATAGGGGTTTTGGTTCCCTTTAGGAAATATAACGAACTAATGGGAACCGGCGCGGTTCCGTTGCGGTTCCATGGTTCCTTTACAGCCCATCGTCACCATCATCAGACAAGCCAAGCTCACAACACCTGACCCAGAAGCAACCTTTGTTCTTCTTACCATCCATGGTGATGGTAATCTGATGCCCGCGTGCGTTACGCGGCGGCGGCCTGTAGCTTTCCATCCGCGCAAATTCATAGACGAACTTCTGCCCGGCAAATGGCGTGTCTTTGAACAGCGCCGTCAGCATAGCGTTGCGCGGCCAGATCCACAATCCATCACCTTCACTGCCACGCGGCACATCCTGACCGCTGCGGGGCGTGGGTTCGTTCCGTCTGACAACCCTGATACCATAACTTGCCAGAACGGATGCAACGTTTTTACGGGAGAACGCATTTTCCTCTATATCCGGCTTTTCTTCATTCACCGGCACCAGCATGCGTTCTATGAGTGATGAAAGCGACCGCCGATCTGTTGAGCGATCCATCTGCACCTTTTGCGAAAGCAGATGATCTATCATCTGTTGGCTACCACTGGCGGCTTCCGCCGTTTCTGCCGTGCGGATGTAACCCATGACACATTCCACAGCTCTATCTGCCTCGGCTTCTGTTGGCACCTGATCATTGATCAGCACCCACCAACCAGCCAGCAATGATCCCATCTGATCCATTTCACGCGGCTGACAACCGGAACGGCCCACGGCGGCACGGAGGATCACACGCGCCGCACTATAGCGTTGCCATCCTGCCAATGCGCGACCCCATAGCTTTGGCCCAATTTCCTTTGCCCATTCAGCAAATTCCCGATGCTCTGCCGTGTGGTCTGCACCGTTTCTAGGTGCCTGCATTTCCACCAGCGTAAAGCGGCCCAGATGCTGCGCTTCCATATCCGGTGGCCGGATGGATGCCATGATGATGGAACCGGCCACCGCAATCTTGCGGGCGATACCATCTGAACCACCACGCGCACCTTTTGTGCCTTCGCCACCCGTTGCGGACAACACCAGATCCAGCAGGGCACGGGCAGCACGTTGATCCACACGGTCTGATGCTTCATCCACAAGCATGGGAATGGCACGACCATCCACCATCTGTTCAATGCCGGCCTTTGATGCATCATTCGTGGCGAATTTGAGCGGAATGGCGTTTTGCAGCACCCGCAGCAGGGAAGATTTACCGCAACCAGCAGGCCCTGTTAGATGGGGTGGTTGCCGTCCTCCCCGCACGGCATCGCAATGTGCCAGAATGGTCGTTGGAAGAAACGACTGCGCGAAAGGACGGCAGATGAAGGATACAGTGATAGGCGTTGATCTGGCAAAGAACATTTTCCAGGTTCATGGAGCTTCGCGTGCGGGCGAGGTGATGTTTCGCAAAAAGCTGCGTCGTCAGCAGTTTATGCAGTTCATGGCCACGCAGCCGCCTGCTCTGGTCGTTCTTGAAGCGTGCGGGAGCGCGCATTACTGGGCTCGCGAACTGGCGGGAGCTGGTCACGAGGTCAGACTGATCGCTCCGCAGTATGTGAAGCCTTTCGTGAAGCGCCAGAAGAACGATGCTGCTGATGCGGAAGCGATCGTCATTGCGGCCCGGCAGCCGGAAATGCGCTTTGTCGAACCACGCACTGAAGCGCAGCAGGCGCGTGGCGTTCTTTTCCGGGCCCGGCAGCGTCTGGTGCACCAGCGCACGGAACTGGTGAATGCCCTGCGTGCCGTTCTGTATGAATTCGGTCTCGTCGTGCCACAGGGGATTGCGCATATCAGACACATTGAAACCATGCTGGATGAGGCGGTTCTGCCAGAGGCTGTGAAGCAGGAATGCCTTGATCTGCTGCGACAGATTTCGGAGCAGAGTGTGCGGATTGATGTCAGAACAAAGAAGATCAGGATGCTTGCCCAGGAAAGTGAAAACACCTGCAGATTGCAGAGCATGCCTGGAGTGGGTCCTCTGACCGCTCTTGCGATTGAAGCTTTTGCGCCTGACCTGCAGAGCTTCCGGCGCGGGCGCGACTTTGCTGCGTGGCTGGGGCTGGTGCCCCGTCAGTTCTCATCTGGCGGAAAGGAAAGGCTGGGGAAGATATCAAAAGCCGGGCAGGCTGATATCCGCAGGCTTCTCATCATGGGCGCCATGACCCAGGTGAACTGGGCCAGCCGTAAGGCCCCTGCACCGGGAAGCTGGCTGGCACGGATGCTGGCCCGCAAGCCCCGTATGCTGGTAGCCATTGCGCTGGCCAACAGGATGGCACGAGCCATCTGGGCCATGGCAACAAAACAGGAGGATTATCGGGATCCGGCCCTGTCCCTGGCAGCCTGAGCGATGGCTCGGCTCCCGCGGATGGAACCGGTAGGGGTGTGAGAGGGCGATGACCTGAATGGGCGCATGATCGTTTGATCCGGATCGGAAAAACCAGTGGATTTCTCTGTGCTTTAAAGCACGCCTGTGAGATTTGGATCTGATCCGCTGATCACCATACCGGCCAGTGGCTTCTGAAAGGCCACATCAACAGGCCTTACAGAAGACCGCACACGATCACACGTCAATATTGGTCAGAAAACTCTTGCATAACGGACGGTAACCACAGAAGAAATCCGGCAGGACGCCACGGAATGGCCGCGCCATAATACGCACAGGCCAACATGCCCATAACAATGATATCGCTTCCTTCCAGCCGGAAATCCCACAATTCCCTGACTTGGCGCTGAAATTCCCGCGCATCAATCGCCTCGCACGGCTCTGCTGGACGTGGCTCAGCTGGGGCAGCAGCCCAGATCTGATTGCCAATGCGCGTGCCTGGTAATTCCAGCTTTGAACCCACCAGAACACGGTCGCCGCAATGCACCACCGGCATACCTTCTGACGTAGGCCAGATGCCTGGACGGCGGATCTGTATGTGATCACCGAAAAGGCCAGCAGAAAAGCACTCACGCTGAAGGAACTGGCAAGTGTGATTGATATTAAAGTCAACCACAACTTCACGCGCTGTTTCATTGCCTTCTGCATCCTTGTCTTTGACTTTTGCCGTTTTCGGAAATGTTTCTTTCAGCCAGTCGATATTGCCACCGAACAACGCCACCAGATCTGGCCGTCGTGTCATTTGCGATGCCTTGAGCACACGCAGCTGACCAACGCGATCAAGAAAGTAAAAAGACCCGTCCAGATGCCCGATGGTGACAACAGGGCAGGGCTTCTTTTCTTTGGTTTTGGGAGGACGTCCACCATTATCGGCATTCTTGCCACCTTCAATAACTTGGAACTGCCGTTCTGCCGTATTGATGGCCGAACGGATGGCGTCTAGGCCGCTTTCTTCATCTTCCGATAACATCGTTGAAATCCTTGCCTTTTGGCGGCCAAGCCACATCTACCGTGCGCCCTGCTGACAGGTGCGTGTCTATGGCTTTACGCAGGCCTTTTTTGGCCGCCGTGCTTTCATCCCGATCCGCCAGAATGAGCACATTGCGTGCTGTATCCGGCAGACGGATTGTTCCGAGATTTGCGAGAGAGATTGCTGCGAGTACCCGCAGATCCGGAAGGGCTCTGGCAACGGAAAGGCATGTTTCTATGCCTTCACCAATCGCAATAACCTCATCCGGTGAAACCTGTTTGAGTGTTGTGCCGGCTGCACCTTTACGCAACCGGATACAGGCACCACGGAAACTGCCCAGAACTTTCTTGGGAATTTCCAGATGTGCCTTGGCCCATTGACCACCATGCTGGCCGAGCCACGTCTGATGCACGGCAACGCACCGCCCATTCAGATCTGTGATGGCAGCCAGCATGGCAGGCAATGGAGCTTCTATTTCTGCACAGTAATGCTCTGGCGCAAACCGCAATGCACCAGGAGGCCGATCAAACTTTGCCAGCTTGATACCGCGTGCCTGCAAATAGAAATCCACAGGCGTGTTCAGGATATTTGGCTGGGCATTCATCCAGATATCCCGCGCACGGCTGACACGCCTTTTAGCGTCTGCTTCTTCTTTTGCCTTAGCCTGTTCAGCTTTTTCACGGATTTCCGCACGGCGCACTTCCACCGTTTCCGTGCTCAATCCCAGCCAGTTGCAGGCCCAGCGATATGCAGCACTCAGATCACGCTTTGTCAGGCAATGCGCGACCAGATCCAGCGGATCACCACCGATATCTTGCGAAAAGTCTTTCCACACACCGGCTTTTGCACCGTACAGATGCACAGCCAGCTTTGTGCCTGGCTCACCAGCTACAGACCCGGCCATCCATTCAGCGCCGGTTTTCTTGCCACCGGGCAGCAGCTCACGCGCCAAAGCCTCCATTTGGCTGGCCAGCATGGCGGAAACTTCCGCAGCTTTCAGCTTGCCGCTCATGCTGCGTTCCGAACAATAAAGCGCTGCACCGGAAAGCCGTAACCCAGCACATTAAGCACCGGCATGACGCCACGCCGTGCATTCTGGATGTTGGATAAGTGGCCTTTGCTGATACCAAACCGGCGTGCAGCAGCTTCCTGCGTTCCGCAACGCCGGATAAAAGTATTCAGTTTTTCTTGGATTTCGCGGAGTGATGCAAACCGACCACTGCCGTCCCGCACTGGATAGCGCAGAACTTTCACCAAGCCAAGAGCTTTGCAGACACTATCACTGATAGATTGCATAGCTTCTGCATCACGCACGGTCTGTTCCTTCAGCCCATGTTTGCGGGCAAAGGCAGCAAGGCTTTTTTCCGCAGCGATGGCGTTACGCAACCGACCGCAGAAATCATATCCATCCAGTAGCGCCTCAGCCATTGTACTGCCTTGTCTGCCGAATGGCCTTGCGCGGTGCGCACCATGTGAAGCCACTGGACACACGCGACTGCATGGAAATATCAGGCTGCACGCGTGCGCTTTCACGCAATGCCTGTGCATTGAGAGGACGGCGGCGGAAAAACCGGCGTGCGGATTTGGCGTTTTTATGACGCGACATGAGAAGAATTCTCCTGCGCTGCATGCTTTTTCTTTGTAATTCCAAGAAAAGCACGGCGCTTTTTAATGGATATTTCCGAAATACTCAGCTTTCTGGCTTGGCGGCGAATACTGAAACCACACCGGGCATAATGCCGGATTTTAGGATCAAGCTCTCGCCAGTTGAGTGCTTCACGCGCCATCAGGATGCACTTGCTCCATTAGCAACGTTCACCTGCAACGGCTTGCCGTCAGCGATGATTTTATGAGCCGTAGCTTCAATATGATGCAGTGATGTGCGGGCACGTTGCGCATGAATGAGAATTTCTTGCGCTTCCTGCACATCCACATTGCCATCCGCCATACTTTCAAAGCCCTTTTGCAGAACTTCACTGGTGGCCTTGGCAAATTTGCCCATATCGTGCGGTAGCAGACCGTTGCCGAATTTGACCGGCACCAGGGCAAAACCTTCTGCCTGAGCCATAACGGAAAGAATAAGCGGCTCTTGCGCCTCTTTATCCAGCTCAACAGCAACATCTACCGGCACAACAGCCGCTTTTTCACGGTTGCAGTAATCGGAAAGCTGCGTGATGCCGACACGCACAGCGCGAGATATTGAATCCAGACCACCACAGGCTTTGATGGCCGTACGGGTAGCTGTTTTGATAGCTGCGGTTAGCATCAGGATTTTCTCCTGATGAACTGCCCGACCTCATGGAATACTTGAATCCGCAAACGATCTACCGCATCGCGCACAGCATACGTAGCAGCAACCTGCTGGTCATTTAGTTCACGCAACAGATCAGAGCTGCTGGTGGCAGCATTGCCGCTGCCACCAGCTTCATCCACAGTGGAGGTTCCCACGACTCCAGCAGAGGATGAATTCTTATGTCCAATATCCCGCAAACGCCGAGCGAGCTTTTGTGGAAGCTGGCATATTTTGTTACTGATGCTATCGGGCAAGCTTCGTGCGAAAGCGAACTTCGCCTTGATCTTGAAGCGACAACCCAGCTTATGCAGCGCATTAAGAAAGTACTGCCGCAAGACAATGAATGGTCCGCCTACCTGACGCCATTCATGATTTGGCGTACAGTTTATAGTGTGCAGCGGCACTTTTTTTATACGGACAGGTATAAAACTGAAGATGATATTATAAAGCTTATAGATGATAGCGTGCTTCATCTGAAAAAAGCATTTAGCTCTACAGATGACAGCGCAGAAAAGTCTACAATTGCTTCTGACAGCTTCCTTAGCAGAGGCTTGCTGACTACTTAAGCGCTCACCCGTTAATACGTAATGTACCGCGCGGTCCGCGATTAAGAGGCCATCGCATAGATCTTCATTATTCACGTGTGGGCTTTGGAAAATAGTTTCTAAAGCCCATTTGCGTAGGTGTTCTGCTTTGTCCATCCGAAACGATTCCGGCTGACAGGGTGAGAGCTTGGACGTACTGCTCTGGTTATGGTTCATGCGAGTTCACCCTCAATTTGTATTTGCGGATCGGCAAGCGGAGCGCCAGTCAAAGTTTTTGGATCCGGGTATAGATCTGGACGCAATTCCCAAGGCGGAATGCCTGTGATTTCTGCGACAGTAAGCACTCGTTTTGGCGGGATTTTGCGCCATGAATGGATAGACGGCGCCTTAATATTGAGACGCCGAGCCAATTCAGTAGGGCCACCTGCCAATTTGATCGCTCTATCTACAACCGCTTCTTTCATACCCAATCAATAGGCAATGCCTAGCAATAATGCAATAGGCAAATGCTAGGTGATGGTAGGTGTTTCCTACTGATATAAAAAATTATGGATACATGGCCTGAACGACTGAAGCGGTTCCGTAATGCAACGCGCCTTTCTCAAGCAAAGGTCGCGCGGGCGTTAGGCATTGCACCAGCCTCAGTCGCGCAATGGGAAATAGGCCGCAGCAAACCTTCCCTAGAACGGCTGTCAGCTTTAGCTGCCCTTTATAATGTTTCGTTAGAAGAGCTATGCGGGAACGATTTAGGGTCGCCGAAAGAGGCATTACGTCACTCTAACTGCGATGGTAATCCATCGTTGCGGCTTCCTGTATCTGGGTTTGTCGCCGGGGCTGATCGTGTAGTTATCTTTGAAAATGGGGACATTCAAGAAGATGGTGAAGTACAGCTACCATTCCCAATATACGATGGAATAGTGCTGCGAGTTACCGGAGAATCTATGGTGCCCCGCTATAGACCAGGTGAAGTAATAGGCATTCGCTTACCTGGACGGCCATGCTTGGGCTTAAAGCTCATTGGGCGTGATGTTGTGGCTAAACTATCAGATGGCCAAGTGGTTTTGAAAACTGTGGCGGCAGGGCCAGAGACCGGTTCATTTGTATTAACATCAGTAAATCCAATGGTTCCTCCTATTTATAATCCAGAAATAGAATGGGCTGCGCCTATTGATTTTCATATGTTAGGATAATTTCATGAATGGAAAGTTTCTATACGCTGCTGGTGTAATGCTGTTACTTTCCGGATGCAGCGGGAATAGGTCAAATTCATACGATAATGTCTATTACCCTGATGTTAGCCCACAAGATGAAGCTGCTTGTGAACTACAGGTGGCGCAAATACTCGGCCCTCCAAGAGAGACATTAACAGGCACTCTTAACCAAATTGGACCTAGAAAGGCTCTTATGCAGAAGTGCTATTTTTCCAAAGGTTATAAACCTTGGATGAAAAACTAGGCATTGCCTATTGACTGACTAAGTAGGCATTGCCTAGTATTCCTCTATCGCCACGACGCGATGGAGGAATGAATGACACTTATTGCGGAACTCCGCACGGTATCGGATGCTGCGCTAGAGCGCTCCCGTGCTGCATCGCAGCTGATCACGGCCATTGGCCCGCTGCTAGACCCAACATTACCCACACCAAACACCATGCAGGCCGCCCGTGTGCAGCGTGCAGCCTTGAAACTGGTAGATACCGCACTGGAAGAAAGCGGCGCAGATGCCACCCGGTACGTAGGCTTTGGCTTGGCGGCACTGTATTGCGGCCTATTACCAGTTACTTTCCATAGCCTATGTGAGAAAGGCAAAGGCCCGCGCTGCACCATAGTTGAAGGCAATGGCTTGTTTACTGTGGCGGCTCTGGATGAATGGATGGAAAGCATCCGCCAGAAGGAAGGCGCGTGATGGCTCAAGCTCCAGAACCACCACGCCCAGATCTACCATCAATATTCACGCAGCATACAACTCCAAGAGACGGATATGATGCAGCATTACCTGCAATCGCCATAGTTTTTACTGCTGGAATATTGGTTGGTTTTGCCTTTGCTTTTGGGTTTTTGAATTAAATGCCCGAACGCAGCAACATACGCATGCGTAATCAGGATGCCCGTTTGCAGGATCTGATTACGCAGTTTCTCCGGCAGGCTGACTACATGGATCGCGTTTCTATCGACTTACGTGCAGAACTGTTCATGCCCGCAGCAAAAGCTTTTGAAAACATAGCTACCTGCATGCGCGAACAAGGCAACGAACTGAAAAAGCACCTCAAACACACAATTCTTGCAGAGGATCATACCCCATGACCTGCACACAATCCGCCACGTTCCCTGGCATGCGCATTATTCCCGTAGCCCGTGATGTTGTGGTGAAAGACCCATCCGGCAAAGGCCAGCACGCATACCCAACCATTGGCCGTGAAACACGCACGCTGATGTTTGGAAAAACACCTGTGAAACACACGGTAGTTTTTGCTGATGGCCAAACGCTGAACTTCCCACCAGCTTGGATTGTGCCGATTGCGGACACACCACAGCATGGATCATTGGCGGAGTGCATGGAATGCCCCGATACCAGGCAACACTAACGCGCAATCAGGCAGGCAGATACCAGGGCACGGTAACAGACCAGCGCACAGGCAATCAGATTGACGCGGATTTCTTCTGTGGTTACCGTCCGTTATGCAAGAGTTTTCTGACCAATATTGACGTGTGATCGTGTGCGGTCTTCTGTAAGGCCTGTTGATGTGGCCTTTCAGAAGCCACTGGCCGGTATGGTGATCAGCGGATCAGATCCAAATCTCACAGGCGTGCTTTAAAGCACAGAGAAATCCACTGGTTTTTCCGATCCGGATCAAACGATCATGCGCCCATTCAGGTCATCGCCCTCTCACACCCCTACCGGTTCCATCCGCGGGAGCCGAGCCATCGCTCAGGCTGCCAGGGACAGGGCCGGATCCCGATAATCCTCCTGTTTTGTTGCCATGGCCCAGATGGCTCGTGCCATCCTGTTGGCCAGCGCAATGGCTACCAGCATACGGGGCTTGCGGGCCAGCATCCGTGCCAGCCAGCTTCCCGGTGCAGGGGCCTTACGGCTGGCCCAGTTCACCTGGGTCATGGCGCCCATGATGAGAAGCCTGCGGATATCAGCCTGCCCGGCTTTTGATATCTTCCCCAGCCTTTCCTTTCCGCCAGATGAGAACTGACGGGGCACCAGCCCCAGCCACGCAGCAAAGTCGCGCCCGCGCCGGAAGCTCTGCAGGTCAGGCGCAAAAGCTTCAATCGCAAGAGCGGTCAGAGGACCCACTCCAGGCATGCTCTGCAATCTGCAGGTGTTTTCACTTTCCTGGGCAAGCATCCTGATCTTCTTTGTTCTGACATCAATCCGCACACTCTGCTCCGAAATCTGTCGCAGCAGATCAAGGCATTCCTGCTTCACAGCCTCTGGCAGAACCGCCTCATCCAGCATGGTTTCAATGTGTCTGATATGCGCAATCCCCTGTGGCACGACGAGACCGAATTCATACAGAACGGCACGCAGGGCATTCACCAGTTCCGTGCGCTGGTGCACCAGACGCTGCCGGGCCCGGAAAAGAACGCCACGCGCCTGCTGCGCTTCAGTGCGTGGTTCGACAAAGCGCATTTCCGGCTGCCGGGCCGCAATGACGATCGCTTCCGCATCAGCAGCATCGTTCTTCTGGCGCTTCACGAAAGGCTTCACATACTGCGGAGCGATCAGTCTGACCTCGTGACCAGCTCCTGCCAGTTCGCGAGCCCAGTAATGCGCGCTCCCGCACGCTTCAAGAACGACCAGAGCAGGCGGCTGCGTGGCCATGAACTGCATAAACTGCTGACGACGCAGCTTTTTGCGAAACATCACCTCGCCCGCACGCGAAGCTCCATGAACCTGGAAAATGTTCTTTGCCAGATCAACGCCTATCACTGTATCCTTCATCTGCCGTCCTTTCGCGCAGTCGTTTCTTCCAACGACCATTCTGGCACATTGCGATGCCGTGCGGGGAGGACGGCAACCACCCCATCTCACACTTGAGGCAATTTCGGGTCATTTTGTAGAATTCAGTCATCCCACAGGAGCCCGATCTGGAATATTGACGATATTCTGCTTCTGGCGGCGGGTTCTGAACGCAGTGAGGGTGTCACGGCCTGAGAAGGCAGTGTTGGTGGAAGCTATGTGGTCTGTGCACTGTCTGTTTCTTCAGATGGCCTGCCGGAGCCTTCGCAATCGTGCATGAGCGAGGGCGAATTCATGCTGACAGGGGAACATGTCCGGCATGGACAGGACAATCCGACGGACGCTGAGCGTTACACGTGTCGCGATTTTGAGCAGNCGTGCGCGTATGGTGCCACAGGTCGCCGTCTCCAGGCTGGTCTGGCCAAGGGCCAGTCTTTGCAGAGCGGTCAGCAGGACATAGGCTGCGGCCGAGAACCACAGCCGGAGCTGGTTGGCCCGGATGGTGTGGGACGAGGTCCTGTCTGAGAACAGATCCATCTGGCATTCCTTGATGCGGTTTTCCATATCCCCGCGTGCGCAGTAAATCTGTTCGTAGAGATGGCGAGGGTCGGACATTCCCTGCGGTAGCGTGGTGACAATGAAGCGATGATAGCGGTTGCCGTGGCGCCATTCGGCCTTGGCCACGACCCGCCTGCGGCGCGTCCAGCTGTCCTTTGTGATCCAGTCAAAGGAGGCGAAACCGCGCGCAGCTCTGCCTGTCGTGGCGGCTTCGTCACGAACCTCAGCGGACAAAGAGGCAATCCGGTCATACAGGCGGGTGTTGCCTGCAAGCCCGAACAGGAAGTCAACGTGGTTGTCTTCGCACCATGTCATCAGACTGTCCCGGGCGAAACCGCTGTCCCCACGCACCAGGATACGCACCCGAGGCCAACGGCTCCTGATCTGCTCCACGATCCGGCGGATGTCTGCCAGTGCTTCCTTCCCCGGGTCCCTGTCTGCCGTGCGCAGGGTAGCGCTGAGGAGATGGTCCCCGCAGAAGACATACAGGGGAAGATAGCAGTTATGGCCGTAATACCCATGAAAGGCCCGGCCTTCCTGATGGCCATGGATACGGTCATCGGTGGCATCCACATCCAGAACGATCCGGGCGGGTGCGCGCTCATGCTGGTCCATGAAGAGCGTCACGAACAGGGTCGCCAGGGCCTCATGATCAGCAATGATGCGGCAGTAACGATCTGCCTTGTGGCCACTGCGCTCCAGCCGGTTCAGCGTGGATTTTCCTGCCAGTGCTGCGCAGTTTGCCCGGCCTCCTGACAGACGGCCCGAGGCCAGACCAAAGATCAGGTCATGCCGCAGGGCATCGTGATCATTGAGATCTTCATAGCCCAGTGCCAGGCCCATGATCCGCTGACGGACAAGGTCTTCAACCCGGTATTCCACAAAGCCGGGATGCCGCTTATCGCGAAAACAGGCAGCAAAGCGGCGGCTGAGACCCAGAATGTCATCAGCCTGCTTCACCAGAATGACGCCCCCATCCGAACTCATGCGACCCCCGTCAAAACGGGCCACAACACGCCGTCCACAGGAGGCTGGAAATTCATACGCGCCTGCGCTACACTCTGTCTGCATCGGGTTTTCTTATAGCTTACGAAAATTTCTTTTACACAAAATAGACTTTTTCATAATCTAACCCGATGTACAACCCTTCTGTGAGATTTCCGCGTTGATTTCCCTGATTGCAGCAAGGAGCGCAAGGCAGGCCGCTGGATTGTATCGGGCAAAAGCACAACACCCTGTCTGCCTGAATGGTTTTTGGAAATGCGCAAGGTGGATGATGGCCTGTTTGAAATAACAGCCACAGAGAACAGGAATTTTCTCATCCGGTTTTCTGAATGTGAACCGGATGAAATAGACGGACAGCGCGGCATCATTGGCTGGACAGACGATGTGCAGCTGATTGAAGCGCGAAAGGAGAAGGCGGCGTGAGCAATATTAAAGATTTTGCATTAGATGGATTAGCTCATTTGGTATGCGCTGATAAATTAAGTGAGTTAAAATCTGAAAAAAAGGGCAAAAAATTCATAATATTTCAGATCCATTATTTTTTTCTGGATTTTATCCTATGGGTCACGAAGAAAACAAAGATAAGTTTATCTTAGTCGAAGACGATTTAGACAAACTTCCGATCTGGCCTTTTGATGTATCAATCGCAACCTTGGTAGGCTCTGATATCGGCTGGCCTGATGGCACTTGGCAGTTTATGCGTGCTAGAGCTTTAAATAAAAAGGAATGGCGAGGAAGAATAAAGAAATTTTTTCCAAAAATGATAGAATTAGCTTATTCTTTTCGAAAGCAAAATGGAACATTCACATCTTGTAAAATTCCATTCTCAATAGTGAATGGAAAGTTGATTCAAGCTTATGGGACAGGTGGAAATATAGCTGAATGTGGCCGGACTATAAAAATATGCGCAGGATTTGCACTTAATAAACGTTACGATTGGTCAGTTCTTCTGCATGAAGATAATACCCCGTCCGTAAGGCTACTTACAGATATTAGAGGATGTAGGGAAATATTTAAGCTGCGTGATGCGCCTCCAGGGAAGCTCAGGAGAGCAGCGCTCATTCATTGGGTAACAGCTCACTGGAGGAAAAAGAGACAGGCAGGTGCATCCGATAGGAAGTGGGTAAAGGAATTTCTCCGCGGGAAGCGTAGTTTTACCTGGAACGGTCTGCACTGCACGATTGAATTACCCGAATATGATCAAGAACAGGTAGTTCTTAAGGGTATCAAAGCATGAGTCAGACAGTGCAGGTGCCTGTACGCACAAAAGCCAAACCAATGCTGCCAGATTGGCCGCGTATCATGCGGCGTGAAAAGGCAGCGCAGTATCTGGATATTTCACCAGCAATGCTGGATCAGGCCGTGGCAAGCGGTAAGATGCCCAAACCCATACCCATTACAGGCACTATAAAAGGCTGGGTGCGGGATGATCTGGACGCGTGGATAGAAGATAGGCGCCAAGGCTATTACCCAACAAGCGATTGGGACTGATGGCTAGACTAAAGCTTGATTTCGTCCAGGTAATTCGCAGCAAGCGCAAAACCTATTACTACTTCCGCAGAGAGGGATACCCACGCAAGGAAATGCCGGGCAGGTTAGGTTCAGATGAGTTCATGCGTGCGTATGCCGAAGCCTTGCGCGAAGAGCGGGAAGAGGTAGGTGCATCTGGCACATTGCCGGGCAGCATGAAAGCGCTGGCTGTTGCCTGGCGTAAATCCAACCAGTTTAAGGAGCTGAAAGCACCATCGCAGAAATCTTACACGCGCCTGATCGACAGCTTTGTCGAGATCCACGGTAACCGGCCGTTTGAGGCCGCCTTATGATTGAGGATTGTGACTGGTAATTTACCGTCGTTAACGACGTCGTTATTGACGTCATTTGAGAGGTAAGAATGACCCAGGAAATCCTGATTGGCGTTGAACGCCGCCGCCGCTGGTCGGATGAACGGAAGCTGGCGATACTGGCTGAAGTTGGTGTGGATGGAGCAAGTGTATCGGATGTGGCACGTCGACATGACCTGACCCGCCAACATCTTTACCAATGGCGGACGTCATTCCGTCAAAGACTATCTTCCCCAGATCAGTCTGTGGCGTTTGTTCCTGTTGCTTCAGTGACGACACCTGCTGTGGCATCTGGCGGTGATCCTGACGAACTGGCCATAGTGCTGCGCAATGGCCGTAGTATCAGGGTGACGGGACATCCTGCCGAAGATCTTCTGGCCCGGGTCATCCGGATTGCGGAGACGGCATGATTGGCGTGGGCAACGGCGTGCGTGTCTATCTGGCCTGCGGGGTGACCGATATGCGCAAGGGCATATCGGGTCTGGCAGCACTGGCACAGGACGTGCTGCGTCAGAACCCGACATCAGGGGCGCTCTTTGCCTTTCGTGGTCGCCGTGGGGACAGGATCAAGCTTCTGATGTGGGACGGTCAGGGGTTCTGTCTTTATTACAAGGTGCTTGAGAAGGGACGTTTTCCATGGCCGTCTCCGGCAGAGGGCGTTGCACGCCTGACGACAGCACAGATGGCCATGCTGTGGGAAGGCATGGAGTGGAGACGCCCTTCCTGGTCTGCACCACCGTCTCGCGTGGCCTGATTTTTATGGCGTGAGAGTGCAGAACATTTTGAATTTTCTTAGGTTTTCTGCTATTTTTTCATAATGACGTCTGCACCTGCGGTCCTGCCTGATGATCCGGATACCCTGAGGGAAATGATTGTTTCCCTGCAGACCGAAGTGGCTCGGCTTTCTGCGTCAGCCCGTGCGTATGAAGCTCTTGTCCAGTCTCTCAAAATCCGGATCGCACGTCTTCAGAAACAGAAATTCGGGGCCAGTTCAGAAAAGATAGACCGTGAGATTGAACAACTCGAACTGCTCCTTGAAGATGTAAAAATCGCCATCGCGGCAGCCGATCCTTCTCCTGATATCAGGGAGCATGATGTCAGCGATGATGCAGTCTCTCCCCCACGGCAGCGTGGCAAACCAAAGGTTTCTGACACGACACCACGGGAGCGTATTGTTCTCGACCCAGGTGAGGCCTGTCCTGCCTGTGGCGGTCCCCTGCGTCTTGTAGGCGAAGATGTCACCGAAATACTGGACTTTATTGCGGCAAAACTGAAAGTTGTCGAAACGGCACGGCTGAAGAAATCCTGCCGTCACTGCGAAACACTGGTGCAGCCTGAAGCACCGTCGCGCCCTGTCCCACGGGGGATGGCTGGCACCGGGCTTTTAGCCCATATCCTGGTCTCGAAATTCGATGACCACATTCCGCTTTATCGTCAGAATGAGATCTTTGCCCGTCAGGGTGTGGACATTCCCCGTTCAACCCTGATCGACTGGTGTGGTCAGGCCGTTGCCGTTCTGCGTCCTCTGACAGATCTGATCCGTCAGGATGTCGTAAAGGCAGACCTGCTACATGCTGATGATACACCCATCCAGGTTCTTGACCCCCGTCTGCGTCAGGCTGGCAAACCCCGGGGCGTGAAGGAAGGGCGGATCTGGAGCTATCTGCGCGATCCCCGCCCATGGGGAGGGAGTGATCCGCCCGCCGTGGCCTACTGGTTCTCTCCCGATCGCAAGGGGATCAATCCCCAGACCCATCTGGCACAGTTCCGGGGCATTCTGCAGGCTGACGCCTACGCCGGGTTCAGGGATCTGTATAAACCAGACGCAACAGGAACCGTGCACGTGCGCGAAGCAGCCTGCTGGGCTCATCTCCGCCGGGCCTTCCATGATGTCTGGAAGGGCAGTGATTCGACAATCGCAAGGGAAGCACTTGAACAGATCGGAGAGCTCTACGATATCGAGCGCCAGATCACCGGACACCCGGCCCCGTATCGTCTGGCTGTCCGACAGGAACAAAGCCGCCCCCGTGTCACAGCATTCCACGCATGGTGCGAAACACAGCTTGCCCGTATCCCTGGAAAGGGGGAACTGGCAAAAGCGATCCGTTATGCGCTCAACCGGTGGAAGGCCTTTACCCTGTTCCTCGAAGATGGTCGTGTCGCCATCGACAACAATCCTGCCGAACGCGCCATACGGCCCGTATGCGTGGGGCGAAAAAATTATCTCTTTGCCGGATCCGACACCGGGGGCGACAACATCGCTGATGCCATGACGCTTATCGAAAGCGCAAAACTCTCCCGGCTTAATCCGCACGATTACCTCGCCGACGTCCTGGCCCGTATCAACGAGCACAAGATCAACCGGCTCCACGAACTGTTGCCATGGAACTGGAAACCCGTGAATACACTGCACAGGCAGGCCGCATAATCAAGGCGGCCCAGAGCGGCCGGTTACGATTCACGGCAACAAGATGGTGAAAACAGCCGAGCCCCGACATATCCGTGCGATACTGGAAAGTATGAGCCGCACGCCGGCGCAGGCCAATGCCTTGCGCAACGTCCTGCGGCAGATGTTCCAGTTTGCATTTGATCATGGATGGCGGACGGATAACCCCGTGCGGGATATCAAGAAGCTGAAATACAAGAAGAAGCCGTTCCCCACATGGTCAGAGGCCGACATAGAGGCATTTGAAGCCCGATGGCCGTTAGGAACACGTGCCCGTTTGGCACTCGCATTGCTACTTTACACTGGGCAGCGCCGCAGTGACGTGATCTGCATGGGGCCAAAGAACATTCATAACGGCAGCATAGAGGGTAACCGGCCGTTTGAGGCCGCCTTATGATTGAGGATTGTGACTGGTAATTTACCGTCGTTAACGACGTCGTTATTGACGTCATTTGAGAGGTAAGAATGACCCAGGAAATCCTGATTGGCGTTGAACGCCGCCGCCGCTGGTCGGATGAACGGAAGCTGGCGATACTGGCTGAAGTTGGTGTGGATGGAGCAAGTGTATCGGATGTGGCACGTCGACATGACCTGACCCGCCAACATCTTTACCAATGGCGGACGTCATTCCGTCAAAGACTATCTTCCCCAGATCAGTCTGTGGCGTTTGTTCCTGTTGCTTCAGTGACGACACCTGCTGTGGCATCTGGCGGTGATCCTGACGAACTGGCCATAGTGCTGCGCAATGGCCGTAGTATCAGGGTGACGGGACATCCTGCCGAAGATCTTCTGGCCCGGGTCATCCGGATTGCGGAGACGGCATGATTGGCGTGGGCAACGGCGTGCGTGTCTATCTGGCCTGCGGGGTGACCGATATGCGCAAGGGCATATCGGGTCTGGCAGCACTGGCACAGGACGTGCTGCGTCAGAACCCGACATCAGGGGCGCTCTTTGCCTTTCGTGGTCGCCGTGGGGACAGGATCAAGCTTCTGATGTGGGACGGTCAGGGGTTCTGTCTTTATTACAAGGTGCTTGAGAAGGGACGTTTTCCATGGCCGTCTCCGGCAGAGGGCGTTGCACGCCTGACGACAGCACAGATGGCCATGCTGTGGGAAGGCATGGAGTGGAGACGCCCTTCCTGGTCTGCACCACCGTCTCGCGTGGCCTGATTTTTATGGCGTGAGAGTGCAGAACATTTTGAATTTTCTTAGGTTTTCTGCTATTTTTTCATAATGACGTCTGCACCTGCGGTCCTGCCTGATGATCCGGATACCCTGAGGGAAATGATTGTTTCCCTGCAGACCGAAGTGGCTCGGCTTTCTGCGTCAGCCCGTGCGTATGAAGCTCTTGTCCAGTCTCTCAAAATCCGGATCGCACGTCTTCAGAAACAGAAATTCGGGGCCAGTTCAGAAAAGATAGACCGTGAGATTGAACAACTCGAACTGCTCCTTGAAGATGTAAAAATCGCCATCGCGGCAGCCGATCCTTCTCCTGATATCAGGGAGCATGATGTCAGCGATGATGCAGTCTCTCCCCCACGGCAGCGTGGCAAACCAAAGGTTTCTGACACGACACCACGGGAGCGTATTGTTCTCGACCCAGGTGAGGCCTGTCCTGCCTGTGGCGGTCCCCTGCGTCTTGTAGGCGAAGATGTCACCGAAATACTGGACTTTATTGCGGCAAAACTGAAAGTTGTCGAAACGGCACGGCTGAAGAAATCCTGCCGTCACTGCGAAACACTGGTGCAGCCTGAAGCACCGTCGCGCCCTGTCCCACGGGGGATGGCTGGCACCGGGCTTTTAGCCCATATCCTGGTCTCGAAATTCGATGACCACATTCCGCTTTATCGTCAGAATGAGATCTTTGCCCGTCAGGGTGTGGACATTCCCCGTTCAACCCTGATCGACTGGTGTGGTCAGGCCGTTGCCGTTCTGCGTCCTCTGACAGATCTGATCCGTCAGGATGTCGTAAAGGCAGACCTGCTACATGCTGATGATACACCCATCCAGGTTCTTGACCCCCGTCTGCGTCAGGCTGGCAAACCCCGGGGCGTGAAGGAAGGGCGGATCTGGAGCTATCTGCGCGATCCCCGCCCATGGGGAGGGAGTGATCCGCCCGCCGTGGCCTACTGGTTCTCTCCCGATCGCAAGGGGATCAATCCCCAGACCCATCTGGCACAGTTCCGGGGCATTCTGCAGGCTGACGCCTACGCCGGGTTCAGGGATCTGTATAAACCAGACGCAACAGGAACCGTGCACGTGCGCGAAGCAGCCTGCTGGGCTCATCTCCGCCGGGCCTTCCATGATGTCTGGAAGGGCAGTGATTCGACAATCGCAAGGGAAGCACTTGAACAGATCGGAGAGCTCTACGATATCGAGCGCCAGATCACCGGACACCCGGCCCCGTATCGTCTGGCTGTCCGACAGGAACAAAGCCGCCCCCGTGTCACAGCATTCCACGCATGGTGCGAAACACAGCTTGCCCGTATCCCTGGAAAGGGGGAACTGGCAAAAGCGATCCGTTATGCGCTCAACCGGTGGAAGGCCTTTACCCTGTTCCTCGAAGATGGTCGTGTCGCCATCGACAACAATCCTGCCGAACGCGCCATACGGCCCGTATGCGTGGGGCGAAAAAATTATCTCTTTGCCGGATCCGACACCGGGGGCGACAACATCGCTGATGCCATGACGCTTATCGAAAGCGCAAAACTCTCCCGGCTTAATCCGCACGATTACCTCGCCGACGTCCTGGCCCGTATCAACGAGCACAAGATCAACCGGCTCCACGAACTGTTGCCATGGAACTGGAAACCCGTGAATACACTGCACAGGCAGGCCGCATAATCAAGGCGGCCCAGAGCGGCCGGTTACCATAGAGGTGGTGCAGGAGAAAACCGAAGCGCACCTGTTTATTCCTATGCACCCGCAGCTACTGGCGGCCATTGAAGGTGGCCCATGTGGTGAGCAGGCTTTTCTGGTGACACAGACCGGCAAGCCATTTGCCAGCGGAAATGCGTTTTATAACTGGTTTAAGGAATGCGCCATCAAAGCGGGCGTGCAGGCAAAACTAGGCCCGCATGGTTTGCGCAAAGCAGCTGCACGCCGCATGGCAGAAGCAGGCTGCACACCTCACCAGATCGCCTCAATCACTGGCCATCAATCACTGGCAGAAGTGGAACGATACACCAAAGGCGTGAGGCAGCGTGTGGTGGCTGAAGAGGCTATGCAGCGGCTTGTTGGGCCAAGGAAGCGAATTTCTGAATAGCTATATGAAACTTAGGTAAAGAGCCTATAACAATGTTAGGTAGCGGTTAAATTTTTAAGTTTATTCGAAACTGGTTGATTTATCTTTACATCAAATATTTCGTAAGCCCAATCAATGGCATCATTAGCATCATTGATACCAATGCTTTCATTAAGATGATAATCTGCTCGAAAACGTAATGTCATTAATCGAGTAAAATTGCGTTTAGCTTCGTAAAGAACAGGATCTATTTTATTATTTGTACGTAAAAGACGAGCTAACTCTCTATGTTTAACGGAATTGTCTCCAGTTGTCTCACGTCCAAGATGGGCGGCTACCATGTGAAATACAGCGTAATATGCTAAGTGAATGGCGCTCCGGCACTGAACTTCAGTGTCCGCAATGCTGAGAGCAGCTTCCGCTGCAATAAGGAAATCTTGTGGTTGAATCACGATGAACGCCAGTTTTAAACAGCAGAGGAAACTGTGCTATAATTAATGCCAACTGATCCTAGTATGATAGGATCAACGTCTTCGACTGCTCGATCTATTTTCCGCTCCCATGAACGTAATTTTTGTCTGTCTGATCTTACTTCCGGGCTCACAAATACTTCGAACCAAGGAATTGCTTCTAACGGATCAGCTGTCTGGATATCGTGTAATTTCCAAGAAAAGCCCTCTTTCCCAATTACTAATCTTAATGCTTGTTCATATACAGCAACAGCACGAAAGACTTCTGTGTTTTTAGGATCCGGAAGTTGCTCAACAATCCGTGAGGCTTGCTCGGATAAACCTTTAAATAATCCATGTGTAAGTTTGGCTGTTCTAGCTAGGTTGGCTGCAATTTGGGTAGCCCGATAAGCCAGGGGGCTTCGCTTGGCATGAAGTGCACGAGCCATTTTTTTCGAATGGGCTACACTTTTGTCTAATTCCTGAAGTGAGACTGTAGCTTTTTCTAGGGCATCCCGAACTGATAGAATATTGGTACGATAGCCTGAACCACCAGTGTTTATGATCTTAACCCAGTAGGTAAGTGAGCTAACTTCTAAAGTTGTGTTGTAAGTTTGTAGTGTCTTGATTGCACGGTCTAAATCATTGAGCCATTCAGACAAAACTGTATCAGATGCAGATTGAATATTTGCAGGAGCATGCACAACCGGCGGAAGCGGCGGTACTACGAATGGTTCCTGAACTGCAAGAAGCACTTTATGATATCTTTTCAT